TTAGTGGCCTGTTCGCAGCGTTCTGAGCGACTGAAACTTGGATAGGAGTGATCGCACCAGGCGCGTTAAGGGCCTGTTTGTTAACCAATGCCTGCTGATAGAGCCTTGCTTGCTCTCTTGCAAGGTCAATTTTATCTGGCGTTAATGCACCCTGCACAGCGCCAAGCCCTATTTTCATTGCCTCAAGCGGATTCTTTTGAATCGCACCGCCTATGAAGTTACCTGCTTTGCCAAGTAGCCCGCCTATCGTGTTCCCTGTGCCTGCGGTTGTTGCCCCTGCTCCGACAGCCCCGGCACCCCCCTGTGCGGCTGCGTTATTTATGACGCTAGTTGCCCCCTGCGCTGCTGCGCCAGTGCTTGCACCTGCTCCCATCAATGATGTTGGTGTTGGGTATGCGCCTGAGCCTGCTACTGTCGCCCCGTTTGCTGCGGTAGTGACTCCAGTGCTTGCTCCTGCCGTTGTCCCTGCACCTGCTCCAGTGCTGCCCGTCGCTGCTGTGGCTGGTGCCTGCATATATCCTGATATGCCTCCAGCGGCAGCGCCCAAAAGTCCGCCTTTCAATGCCGCGCTACCTACGTTCTTACCGCTTACAGCCGCGCCAGTGCCGTTGACAATTGACATGGTTAAGCCGCCAGCTAGCGCATTTGATGCAGTAACCCCTAACCCGCCGCCGACAAGCCCAGCTAGTGAGCCTCCGGCGGCGAACATAGGCGCTATGGTTCCTGCGGAGAAGTACATTGCCCCTGCCATTACTAATCCCTTAACAATCGGGTTCTTCCACGCCTTTCGTAGTACCTTAGTAGTACCTTTTACAACGCTCTTTACTGCATGCGCGATCCCTTTACCGATGTTTTTGAAAAAGTGACCAATCCCACTGAACAATCCCATTATTTATCTCCTTATAACCAAGTAACTACTGGCATGCTGTTGACTGCTGCCAAACTTTTTTGCGCGATATTAAGCTGCGACCTCAACGAATTGATTGCGGCAGTTTTTGCCGTTGGCGTCATCGTCGCGTCTGACTGAATGTTGCCTACTTCCTTGATATAGTTGTTATACATTGTTGCTGCATCACGATTATTCTGTAGCTGAATGTTCTGATTGAGCGTCTGATTAGCCAAATCATAAGACTTGAGATTATCCTGATTCTGACGCGCCACTGCATTGCCCTGTTGAGCATTGAACTGTGCGGCTTGATTCGCCATTGAAGCGTTGTCTTTGTTTATCGCGTCTACGGCTGAGGCATTATACTGCGCGTTTTGGTTGTAAATATTCGCATTGGTTCTGCTGGTTAAATCTGCGGCGCTTGAATTAAACTGTGACATATTATTGGCTGCGTTTGCGTTTGTAAGGTTGGTCTGCTGTATATTCTGCTGGTTGCGTGCATCAAGAACCCCGTATGCGTTCGCATTGCCTTGTGCAATAGGTAGCGCCGCGTTAATCGCTGCTGCCTCTGATGCGCCTGTGGTCATGCTTGAATTAAGTAATCCGCGCCTTGCGCCGGACTGTAACGCCCTTGTCCGAGCGGCTGTCAGGTATGGGCTGTTTGACGCAAGTAATCCGTTCATCTGGTTTGAAACGAGTGAATTAGGGTTAATGTTAGCTGTCGAAGCTTGTCCATCGGTATAATTGGCTGTCGTGTGGTTTGAAAACGCACCAGGGGTTGTCGCGTGTGGTGCAATGGTCGCAGCATTATACGTTGACGTTGCGATTGTTGGCGCAGAACTAAGGTTATGATTCCAAGCCTCAGGGGTAGTGGGAACCGCGCCGCCGCCCGTCTTGAAGGCAGATGGATTAGTATTCACACCGCTATTCTGCGGCGGCAATATAAGCGGCCTTTGAGGTACAATCTGTGGCGCGACATGAGTAGGTGTCGATGTGGATTTGGTGGGCGTGCTGCCATAGGAAGGTGGCTGCGTAATCCTCCTAATAACGCCTGCACCTTGGAGCATATTTGCGGTTCTGGATGTTGGGAAAAACCCCATTTTAATCACCTCTCTCTACGCGGCGCAGATCAAAGTGAACCAGTGCGCCTGTTAATCTGTAAGCTTCTTCGTATTTCAAGTTAGAGTATAACAAAATGCCGATATTTTTTGCCGTACCGTCAACATTTGCTATCATGTACGTTGGGTCATCGGATGACCAAGTGAATGTGCCCCATGCCTTTTCATTCCAGTAGAACTTCTGGCCTTTTAGCGCAAGTTGAATGGATGAACCCTGCCCTTGCGTATATGCGCCTGAGTCATACGACGCTTGAAATGTAATAGGCGTATTGATCGTTGTGCCTTCCTGATCTATCATTATCCGGCGATACCGCTTGCGTAGCATTGGCGATTTTAAATGATTAAAGTGCATACGCAACGTAGCTGGAACTGCTGCGCCATCAAACGATGTTCCTTTCTCCATCTGATATACAAAGCCATTATCTGAACCGAAATAGATAACTTCCGCGCCTGTGGCATCCTCCCCTGATACGGCGCAAATCACTGGATTAGGAAATCTTATTGTTGACCACCCTGCTAGTTGATTGCCATTAAATGTTGCGCACAAGCCCTGCCCCTGCGTTGTGAATAGCCGATACTGGCCTTTGTCGCGGATATGAATTGACGTTGTTATTTTCGGAATCACCCCCTGAACGATTGGATTGATTCTCTGGCTGATGCTGTCTGCCACGAAATCACCAAAGGCTTGCGTCGCGGTTAAACTGGTAACGCCTCGGTCATCAAGGTAGTAGTTCATGTTACCAAGTCGCTGGCTTGTGCCTGCTATGCAGCCTGTAGTCCTGCTGAACGGCCTTAAATTCCAATCGGCTACGCTGGTGCCATAAAGAACATGCGTTTGGTTACGCGTGAATATAGCAAGCGCGTCGCCTGTCTGCTGTTCCATGCCTGTGCATTCATCGCCTAGCGCAATCTCTGATGCACCAGTTAATGGCGTCCATGTTAAAGGGTCGCCAATAGATGAGTTCTGAATTGAGCCACCTGGAAAGGATAAGAATAAATGCTTCTTGTGCGCTGCAATATGGTTCGGTGTGTCCGCCGTCATTCCCGTTGTGATCTGCGTAAATAGCGTGCCGTCAAACTGGAACGCTTTATTGACGCCATCGCAGCCGTACATCATTGCTGTTGCTGTTGCACCTGTGAAATTGTAATTTACAAACTCATAACTTCCGCCGGCTGTAAGTGCCGGAGTAGCCACTGCCACCCATCCTGCTGCTGTGGCTTTATACATAACGCATGCTGTTGCGCCTACGTTGTCCCTGAAAGCATAAACAATGCTTTTATATACCCATACACCACGAATCGCCCCGGAGCCAGGTACAGCGGTGATTAGCGCCCTCTGCGCCTCGATTGCAACGGGGTCGCCTGCTCCAGCGTCAACTGGGCTTGCTTGGCCGTCATATCGCTCATAGCCGAGTACACGTCGATAGCCACCGTAAATATCGACTTCGTAGTTCTCTGCCAGCAAACAAGTGCCGGGCGATGCCGAAATAGCCGGAGTCGTTAAGTCCAAACCGCCTGCGAACGGGAAATAATCTACTTTTGGCATTACGCTAAAGGTGTCCCAAGAGTAACTTCCTGAAGCATAGCTGACTCGATACGCTCCAGTGCTTGATTGTACTGCCTTGAACCATCCTGCACTACTTCACGGGCGTTCTCGAATAGTCCATAGTATTCCATTGCTTTATACACGATTGCCATGTGGAAGCGTTCCGGCATGGCTGGAACGTCTGTGCCTGACACTAAATGTTGCGGTGTCTGGAAATAATCCAGTATCAGCGTGTAGGCTTTGTCTGGTTTTGGCCCAAGTACGATGTTATTAGAAGTATCGCGGGAAATAACGCCGGGGCGCGACTGTGTCTGTGGGCCAACTGTGTATCTGTATTTGAATTGGTCATAGTCAACGTATTTTAGGAACTTCTCGTCTGCTACGCTTACATCGAATAAACGTACATCGTTTAATTCCCAATTACCAAAATCTGCAATGCCGAGCGATATTTCATTGTATGACTGAGTGCCAGGGACTAGCAGTGAAACGTTGGTCTTGTGCATCCATGCCCAATCAGCGCGAAAATTCTGAATCTCCATCCACGCTTCATCAATCCAGTCAACATAGCGCAAACTCTCACCGCGCTGATTTGTAACCGCGACTGGCCCTTCGCCTGAGCCGCCCGTTTTCTCTCTCAGCTTTTGCGCTAACTCTAAAAAATTCATGCGCTACCTCTATAAAGTAAGGGGCGTATTACCGCCCCCTCTTGTTCTAGCCTACAATCTGGAACGGATATGACAGTACCTCGCGGCTGACCAAACTTGTCTGCCCTGTCTGCCTGTCCACTTTCGTTGTATAAACCGTNTTCTTGGCATTACGNAAGATGTCCACCAGATAATCAGGCACTTCAACTTCTTCGCCGCGCTGAATCTGGTACTTNCCNTTTACCCGCTTACCGTCGATTTCACCGTTGACGCCGATATACGCATCATCGCCGCCCGTTTCGTCGTCAGTTTCCTGAATGATAATCTTCACCATTTTCGGCCCTGTCGCGGCTTTCGGTGCTGGCGTGGAGGCTGTTTCGGTTGCAGTGCTATCCACTGGCGAGCCAATCAGCTTCTCTCGCAGTGTTTCCGTACCGATATTCCCTGATACGCGCATACCTTTCACATCTTTCGCGTATGCAATTAATTCATCTCGTGTTGCT